TAGTTCGCACCATAGCGATCTTGTCCGACTCTTTGTCCGTCTCACCAGATTTTTCTCCTAGAGCTTTCGCCCAGATTCTCCAGGCTGTGCTCTCATGCCTAAGTTCCTCACCAAGTTCTTCTTCACGTTTCGATTTATAAGTTCCAAATTTTTGTTTCATAAGCACTTACAGCGTCCCGCCTATACTCCTCTATATCATGCCCCTCTAGCTTTTCTATAAGCTTGTTGAGATACCAGCGAGATTTCTTGGCATCTTCTAATTCGTTTTTCTCCCACATTCTCAGTAGGTATTCGAGGGCTCTGTCCCAGTCAGAAAACCAATCGTTTGGAACACCTATCTCTTCCGTTTTTCGAGCTAAGTCCTGGCGCAGATCGTACACCTCATAGCCTTCACGCAGTTGGTAGTGCGGTGGTTTGTTTACAATATCAGTCATCAACCTCGTACCCCTTTCGGGTACAAATGTTATACCCGCCCTCGTTCTCGATACCTCTCTCAATAAATTTTCTGTACTTATCAGCCGCCAGGTCATTCCTCGCCCTGAAAGGTACCTCAAGAAAAACCTGGCTCTCTCGTGCAGTTCCTTCGTAGAATCTTACTAAGTATTCAAGCATTTAAGTCCCTTCCTATACATTGCCTAAGCTCATCAAGTAGATTAACAAGTTCATCTGTATGTTCAACTAGAAAGTGCATCATTACACCCTCGTTTCTATAGATAGTAGCTTTCTCACCACCTACAATGTATTCAATTCGATACGTATCACTCTGCAAGGAGCGATGCGTAATCTCCCTCGTTTTCACCGTCATTTAATACCTCTGACCAATCATCTCCCGTGATAAGTTCATACAATCTCACGGCGTGTTCTTTCGCAATCCCAGTTACCTGGGCATCCAAAATAATAAGAGCCGAGAGTTCTCGTCCCAGCTCTTTTATCTGCTCATTCTTACTCAAAGCGAGCCAACGCCTCCAGTTTATCACTACACTCTGCAATCTTACCCAGTTCGGATTCAATCGCTTCAACAATATCAGAGTGCTCACCGATACCCGCAGCATTCGTCAAATATACTTCGATGTTTGCCTCGTGAAGTTTAATACATCCTTCCAAATGTGCCTCAATTGCCGTTAACAGTGTCTCTCTCATCTTTCTCTCCTGTAGGGAAGCATACGCTCACCAACAAAGCGATTACCTACACGCTTTGGCAGTTTGTGCATATGAATCCATCGCCATAGAGTTGCAGGACGCTTTGCTTCTTCTTTCAAAGCCTCCCGATACTCTTCATAAGTTTCAGTTTCTTTTCTAGCTCTTGCTACCATTATAATACCTTCGTTACTAAATACATTATACCAACACCGAGAGACATGGCAAGCAAGTCCCTCACGTCCTCATCAGTATCATTACTTAACATTCTATAAACAAGAAAAGTGTTGATACCGAATAGAATACCTAAAATAAAATAACTCATATTAACAAGATGTTGGTTTTGACAGCATCTCCTCCGCATCTTCAACTACTTTGTGAATTGCTACCAGCGGGGACTTATTCGTGACAGACGTTGTTGTCATGTCCATAAAAGTAATCTGCGCTGTGTAGACTTTCTCATCCTCCTCTCGCCACATTTCGAGAAGAAGCACCTGGTCAAGTACGTCTTGCATAAAGTTCTCCATCTTTCCATACCAAATCTTTGTTTAGAATAGCACGAAGCGCCCCGTCGAGTTCGACGAGACACCACGCACCTTTGTCGCTTTGTCGTATAAACTTAACGAGTCTCAAGATATAACCTCGCTAGCGGCTCTTCGACCGCATTTGCCTCAATCTCCCAGGGCTGTTCCTCGTAAGCCAACTTGCATAAGTCGCCATTCCAGAACCAGCCTTTCTCAGTAGACGCTAGGCGACCTTTTGAGAACTGGTCAACATGAGTGAGTTCGTGAAATAGAGTTGAAAACAAGGAGAGTACGGACTTGTGAATGTTTGGATTTATCCACAGGTCGAAATCGTAGGGGCCAACATGGTCTACATATCCGTACTCCGCGTCGCCTTTGAGCTGACGCAGATGAATGGTTACATGACCCAGATTTTTCTGAGTCTTGAACCAGTTAATAGCTTTTCTGAGTCGTTTCTTTCGCATTGTTTTGTTCTCCGATTTCCTATATTATAGAGCATCGAACAAAAAATGTCAAGCGTAATTTATCCCAGCTCCACTCTCGCTATCAATCTCATCGTATGCTTCATCTAGGCCATCTCTCTTTCCTTCATCGTAAGAGTTAGACAGCTCATGTCTTACAAGCCAAAGCATATCCTCTCTATCATATTCTGAGAGAATAATGAAGCCAATGGCATCCTCCTTTGAGCAGCCATCCTGAAGCATTCCAATGTAGTGGGTGAGTATTTCAAATTGAGATTTTGTCATCTTTTCCTCCGATTTCCTATATTATGGGGCCTGGAATAAAAAATGTCAACAAAAAATGAGCAGTTTAGCCTCTTGCTCAGGAGGGGTCTCAGGAGTTAAGCTAGATGCAGGTAGTCCTGGTTCACCTTGCAGTTATCTCGAAGCGAACTCTGCAAAAACGCTGCCGAAAATAATTAAGGACAATGGTTTCGGCGCATACCACCCGCATACCAGCTCGGGCAAGCTGTCCCACTTTATCGCAGAGGGCCACGACACATTATCACCCCATGTGCAGGAGGTAAAGGCTGTCGTGCTTTACCGTGGAACGGGCAGGTTAACGTACCTACCGGACGTTCGGAGAGTTCAGTGGCGGACTTGGGTAACAAGGCTCCGCCGAACCCCGTCTAGCTTTTAAGCAGCTAGAGCATAAACGTCATCGTTTGCGTTTATATTTTTAGTGTTTACGTCTACTCTGACGATTCTCAGTAAGCCTTCAGTTGTCTGTCGAATCCAGTACGCCCCCATAACGTGTTTGGTGGAGGCGGCGGGAATTGAACCCGCGTCCAAACGTCCTATCTCTTACGTCATTGAATAAAAGCCGGGTGGCCTTCAAAATACATCTGAATCATAACGTGTATCGCTGTATCACAGACAATCAGAACGCTACAGAATGTCAGAAATAATGGAAGACCCCCGTAAATCACTTCTGCGATCCGCAGACAGTGCAAGAAATCTTTTTAGTGCCGCTTTTCTTACCAGAGGCTTCAGTATGAACTCTCTTACCTTTGCCATATTTGCGGTCTTGCCAATCGTGTTTACAGTTACATTTTGCAATCATAATATCTCTCCTATCTAAAAAGGGATGAGCGTGAGGATAGGAATATTGTTTACCTCACATTAAAAACTTATCGAATCTTTATCCGTCCCTGTTTACTCAGTATGTATATTATAGATGTTTTACCTAAAAAAGTCAAGAAATTAAATCACTCCAGGCCTTCATCTTTTTTCTTTTTTCAGAGATACGAGCATTCAAATTCCACTGGTCAATGATGCCATAGACCTGGAGAAGCTCAATCATGCAGGCTACATCACCCGCCTCTTCCAGAATACGTTGTTTATGTTTTTCATCAATATCTTTGAAGTCGTTAAACTTGCGAAGAACCTTACTACAAGCCTGTGTAAGCTCCCCGCATTCTTCGGAAGTTATCACAAACAAGTCTAAAAGCTGGTCATTGATCTCTCGATTCACGCGCTTGCTCCTCCTGGGGTCTTAAGTCCAGTTCTTGTTGTATAGGCTTTTTGCCCTGAATCAACATCTTAAGATCATACCGTAGCTCATCCCAGCGAGTATTCAGCGTCTTTTGAGATACAGCAAAACTTTCTATGCAGCGTTCCACCATGATGGCTCCTCCCGATTCTTCCACTTGGCCAGGTGAACTTTGTCACCACAGTAGTAGCCTCGATAAGCCTTAATCGCATCACTGCATTTGTAATCCTCTGGCATTGCCTGAGCGAAAGGAGTAAAGTTCTCCTCAGCAAACTCAGGCATACCCAGCCCTCGAATCACATCCACAGCTTTCAAACTTGGCTTACCGTAGCGATAAGTATATTCTTTCTCCAGAGCGAAAGCATAATCTACGCACCAGAGCCAATTTGCCTTACTGCTGCGAGCCCAGATAGTACAAGGATGATTCACACTTACAGGTAAGTATGGAACCAAGCGATGCTCCTGAGGAAGAGGTCTTTGTTGTTGTGCATACTCACGAAGCCTAGCATGTTCGTCTTTGTCAATCTTACGATTGGGTGCTTCGATACCAATGTGGTAGAGCGCAAAATTCGTACAAAGAATCTGCGCTACTTCGAGCGGCATCTTCACGACATGAGAGTCAACGTGAGCTTCTGCACACTTTTGTAAATCATTATCTAAAATAAATAAGTTCAATGAATCTGTCCTAGATCGAGCGGATCTTCAGTAATAGTTGCATAATCTAAGTAATCATCTGGAATATTTGCATATCCAATCTTCTTACCCAGAGAGTGTAAATGTATATCGTAAAGTGCCTGTAAGTCTTTTAGTTTTGCTTCGATTTGTAAAACTTTTGAATACTGCTCGTTGACACTATCATAAGCTGTATCGAGGGCTTGCCGTAATTCTTTCAGTTCAGTAAGGCCACTCTTTTCAGCAAAATTAACAATATTTGACATATTTTCCTCCAGTGAAGATATATTATACTCGGAGGCAGATAATAAGTCAAGAAATATTACCTACCTCAAAGACAGTACGAACATCAACTACCGGGATATCTTGTGCTATCCCAGAAACTGTTTCGTAATTTATACGGGTAGCGTAAATTCCTGCCTTATCGCAGGAAAAATACGCATCTTCCCATCCTGGGTTTTCCCGAAGAAAAACCTCTATCCCATGATGGACTTCATCCAAACGTCCAATCAAATCTTTTTTCATAAAGTTCTTACCTTAGACTTCAAGTCTTTTATCATATTACCACGAGACATACGTCTATCAAGTTCTATCTTGTAGACTTTTCTTCCCAAATCTTCAATCTGGTCATGGTTCATTTGAGCGATCATATCCTCAAGAGTATCATCTGGATTCAGTGTGAGTCGATGATTCCTCCAGGCCCACTTGTATAAATCTGATTTACTCATCGGCGGAAAAAACTCCTTTGGCCACCACCATTGTCTTAACCAATTCCACATACTTTTCTCCCAGTGTATAAAGCCCCAGTGAAGGGGCTTTATAGCTTAGCTGATGTAGGTAGAGAGCCCGAGAAAAATAAAACCAATTCCACTGGCAATCAAAATAAGAGAGTTCAAAATCAATCTATCGAGTTTATTTTCAGGATCCATTATGTTCTCCTAAATAACTCAGCAGTATTACACTGAGGTTGACTTCTACAATCTCTTACATTGTGTTGCCAGAGTAAGTTATTGGGCATCCAATTAAACTCTAGTCTACTTCGGGGTCTCGCTGCATCATAATCATGCAAGTAACTTCTAGGCTGTGTATCTGCACAACCCACCAACAAGGCACTAGTCAGTACCAATATCCTTTTCATTTCTTTCTGCCATTATATTATCGTATCCCTCTTCATCCAAGTGGGTAACTGCAATCCACGCATGAGACATCTCATCACCCGTTCGACTACCGTCGTACACCCACTGATCAGGGTCGGGATTGTTAGGGTTATCAGCAGTATTGTCATACCACTGTTTGATTACTAAAACGGCTCCAGTCGGCAGTAGAGGAGCTACGTCTTCTGCATATATGTGGCTGTGGTGCCAAGTTGCAGACCAGTTCGAAATCTGACTAATTGCTTCTGTCCTACCAGTATCAGGATAGTAGATTTCTAAACTTGCTGCATTCATACGCAGGTGTCCGTGAGGTTGAAAACTATCAATACGGACGGGATGGTCAAAGCTATGAAAGCCCTGAGTCATCGTATAGCCGTGAGGAGGAATTACAAGATGACCGTTCTCATATCCGATTCTCATAGGATACAGTGCTAGGTCTTGCTTGTAGTTAAGATCTGACTCATCTTCATGAAACCAGATACCAATTTCCACAACGTTGTCTTCAATCATGTCTCCATTCGCTGTTGCACCTACACCACCTGGGAACATGTGGATGTCCCATAATACTTGTGCATTAGCGGGAAATGTACGACAAACGCCAGCGGGGACAATCTCTCCCCATTTACCCATTGCATACTCGGTGAGCTGACCTTCTCGGCCCTCTTCTGTGAGAAAGCTAGAGTTAGCGTGGTGTACTACGGCTGCCGCATCACCACGAGGTTTTACTTGCACAGCTTTAATACATCTATTTTCTGTTACTCCAGAATCTACAATCTCTTTGCTCCATAAATCGTTTCCATTCGCGGGAATGTCATAAGGGCTAGAAGCAACTATTGTGTCAGGTTGACCAAAAAGCGGAGAAAATCTCCATTGGTCAGGGTCTGGAATGTCCGGTAGTTGGGGTACCACATCAGTATCACCATAAGGCGAGCCTGCATTTACCCAAGCTACAATAGTATCAATCTGTTCTTGCGAGAGTCTCCAGTCGCCTTCGAGATCCTGTATGCCAATGTGCTGGTCATAGGCATAAGGCGGCATTTCTCGATTCGCTACTCTCATTTGTATAAGTGGAGCCCAGGGCCTTACTTGTTCATAAGTTTCAAAACTCATAGGGCCTACACCGCCTGGACGGTGGCAGGTTACACAGTTATTATTAATTATATCAGCAACTCCATCAGTATAAGTAGGCTCCTGTGCGAAACCTAAAGCTGGAAGTGCTATTGCTAGTGCTAGTGCTTTTTTCATATTTTCTCCTTACTTATATTACTTGCTTGGCTCATAAAAAACATGATCTCCGATTTGCGTTACATACCTCATGTGGTTTGCCCACTTCGGGGCAACTCTCTCTGCATGGTAATGTAACGAATCACCGACCAAGTTTGGTTTGGCTATATGTAGCATGGAGTAGGCTACAGTATAGGCTTCCTGCCAAGCCTTGACATCTCGAATGTGCTCTCTTTTTCCGTCACACTGCCAACTAAACTGACATTGATGTCTATACGGAAAACTCGCACGACTTCTGCGAGCGTCTAATACTACTGCACAGATACTATCAGGGTATTTATCACTGTGTACTCTGTTCAGTGTAACTTCTGCAACTGCAAGTTGCCCTCTCAGGTCTTCTCCTCTCGCTTCAAAGTAAATGTTCGTAGCAAGACAAATAAGATCGAAAGCAAGTGCAACGCTAATCATGTTTGCCACTATTTACATAGTGTCCAAACCAAACAGCTCCCGCGCCCACAATCACTGAGATAAGCCCAGCCTGTGAGGTATTTGGTTCTTCGAGAGCCATAAACCACATTGTACTTTCATAGAATAAATAAATGTAAGTACCAATAAAAAGTCGAGGAAAGATTCGCCAGGAGTCAACAGTACGAGCATAATCCTTCCATCTACTCAGATTCTCTTCTTTTGCATCGAGAAGATGTTGATTGTTGAGTAAGTGTGCATACTCTTCAAGTTCGATGGTTACTGTATTTACTCGAGGTGCTGTTTCTTCCATAGTTTATCCATAAGTAAATTTTCTTAGCCTTGTATTTACGGCTGCAGTATAGCTGGAGCAGATATAGAACTCATTTCGCTCTGGAATTATTTGAATAGAATGAATAGTAAGCTGAGTAGTCGCCGCGGGGTCTATCTCGCTGTGTCCCAATTGTACAGTGTTTACAAGTGAAGCGGTATTTGCGTCCCACGGAGTAGACATTTCGTAAACATCAAATTCGTGATAAGCATCGCCAGCGAATTTGTAACCAACAATTGCGTAATTTCCTGCCACATCTACTGCAAATAACCTATTTTCAGGCGCTACGGCTTTAGCTGGCAAAACGTAAGAGGTGGGCGTAATTGAAGTCAAAGACACTGTAGTATCGAAAGGATTTGCTAGCTGGTGGTTCGCACCAAAGCTTACTCCTCCTGTACCGCCCCTACTGAGTACAAGAAATTTTTGGCCTTCCACTAGATCTAAAGCAAATCCAGCAGCAGCGGTAGTGTAGCCGTTATTAAGATTCGTACGGTTAGTACCTGAATTGACGTCATACGCAGTATTTAATCGGAATCGGAATATATCATCAGCTGTTCCACTTTGCGTGATAGCAAATATGTCTAAGCCATTATTAGCAACTTGAAAAGTTTGCAAACCCGAAGTACCGGTAGCTAGTGAATAGGTAATGGGCGCGCCGGCGGCAGAGATTCCTGTTATATCATAAGACGTAATAAAAGGTCTATCCTGAAATTGATCATTAGCTTCATATATTCTTAGGGCATAATTACCATTGTCGAAAGTATCCACCCAAAACATATCTGTGTTACTTGGAGCGCCTAATTCTCTTTCTTGAGCGACCACGATTGATCCAGAAAGAGGAATGGTTATTCCGGCACCACCACCACGGCCTCGAAGACCTCGCTTCAAGTCGCGTTTTATTCCACTCTTTATTGCAGCTTTGAGGCTCATAGACGGTTAATAAATATAGGAATATTGGGGGCGGGAGAACCGGCTCCGGTAACGCTCACAGCGATTTCCAGGTTAGGGCCAATCAGATAAGACTGTTGATCTCCCGCAACAAGAGTATTGTCAAGAGAGGCAAAAGCTCCACTACTTCCTTTCTGTCTCCAACGAATGTCTAGGGTAGCTCCTTCAAAAGTTGCGCCCGAATCTATAATAACGGCAATGCCAGTACCTTCTGAGTTACCAGCTACCAGCTCAGTAACATTTCCAGTTAAAATTCTTTGAAACATAATTTACTCGATAATTGACTTGGCTTTGAGCCTTTATAAAAGGGTAGGGGGTAGTACGGCCTAAGGTTACCGTACTACCCCCACAGACGGGAAGATTGCTTACTGTGGTTGTAAGTCTGACATCTATCGGGAGCCATCTGTAAACTGTGCAAATTGCTTGCTAGTAGATTTATTCTTATAACATAAGATATCTATATTATAAAATAAAAGCACCTAATAAGTCAAGAACTATTTTTAGGAGGTTAACAGTAAGGATCAAAATCCGCCCATTCGTCTGCCTCGCTCGGCTCATAATACTCCTCTCTTGCTACTTCTTCTTGAATAGCAAACAAGACAAGTTCTTTCGCCTGTTCAAAGCTGATGTTAAATCTCACCATACATTCTCTAGCAACTTCTTCTTCGGGTTCTCCCCACATTGCCATTACGATGCTTTCTACTTCTTTTTCAAGGTTCATTTTCCTATGTCCTTAATATTACTCTTTGAGATAAGCTGGTAGGCTCCTTTGTTATAAGCAGGAGCTACCGTGTGATTACTCTTTGGCCTATCTACTTTCGAGACATTTATGCCGCCACTATCAAAAGATGGATAGTCTGGCGTTTCTCTTCTTGCCGTGCGGGTTGGAGGTGTGTATACATCTTTGCTCATTTGCCTGGACTTTTTCCTCGGCAACTTCTTTTTTCTCCTGCCGCTAGTTGTATAATTCATGCTTCCGACGATAAATATATTGGGTCTCCTTCGCCCTGCGCTTCTAAAGTTACTCTTTTCTTGTTTCCTGATACGGTTCCTGCAGAAATTCTAGTGAGGTAGACAATTTGGTCATTCTTATGCGACCACTCGGCGACGATGCGCCGAGCCATTGTTTTCGCTCTACAGAGTGAGTTTGCTTCTACCTCAACTATAAATTTCAAATGTCACCCGCAGCTCGATTTTCGCTTCGTACTACTTCAAAGCCATTTGGGTATCGCTTTTCAAGTTTGTTAATATTCTCTTTGAGAACATCATCAAAGCTATAGCCAAGAGCGGTACAAGCATTTGCAAGATACCAGCAAATATCGCCAAGTTCTCGTTTCATATGATAGTGTTCGTCGCTAGTAAGAGGTTTACCCTGAAATATAATCTTCTTTACAATCTCAGAAAATTCTCCCATCTCACTAGACATACCGACTATCGCGGTAAGCAAAAGTGGGATGTTGAACATTGTATCAGTATCAATAGCATGAACCTTTCTCATAAAGGCATCTAGGTCTTTAGACTCGTTGCTAGTTGTACTAAGTACAAAGTGTTGATAATCGTTAATCATTTACAGCTCCTTCTTTACAATATGGGTATATTATATTACAATATAAGCTTGGGTGTCAACAACTATTTTTAAGGTGGAGACCAGGGCAAAAATATTTCTTGACCGCATTGGTCTACTTTGATATAATATCACCTATGTACTCAAACCATGCTTAAGGAAACGCATGAAAATCTCAGAAAACTTCTCCCTTATAGAGTTCTCAAGAAGTCAAACGGCTACCCGTCTTGGCATAGATAATACTGTGCCTCTGCTATACATACCCAATATTATAGCTCTTACGGAAAACGTACTTCAACCAGCTCGTAATAAGCTAGGAAGAATACGCATATCGAGTGGGTATCGTTGTGACACGCTCAATGCTCTTATAGGAGGGAGTGCAAACTCTCAACACCGCACAGGCTGTGCAGCAGATTTTGAAGCAATTAAATGTGATAACTTAGATTTAGCTCACTGGATTTCTCATAACTGTGAGTTTGATCAACTTATTCTAGAATTTTATGAGCAAGGAAATAGATTATCGGGTTGGGTTCACTGTTCCTACAGTTTAGATGATAATAGAAACGAAGTTCTTACGAGTAACAAAGTAAACGGTAGAACAGAATACACCCCAGGATTGCCAGATAGGAGAAAAAATGTTAGGACTAGCAATTAGAGGTATAACTGATATAGCTTCAAGTTGGCTCGATGGGCGTAACGCTAAAATCAAAGCCAAAGCTCAAGCTGAAGCCGCAGTAATGATAAAAGCTGCCGAAAGCCAAGCAGACTGGGAAAAAATTATGGCTGCGAATAGCGGTCAATCCTGGAAAGATGAATGGCTCACAATACTTTTTAGTGTTCCTTTGATTCTTTGTTTCTTTCCAAGTACAGTACAGTATGTAAAAGATGGGTTCGCTGTACTAGAAACCACACCTGCTTGGTATCAGTATACACTATCAATCATTGTAGGAGCATCTTTTGGCGTAAGGTCAGCTATAGGACTTATAAAGGCGAAGAAGTGATTGAACAGAAGTATAAGAATAAGACTTTTATTCTATGCGCTACAGGGCCATCTCTTACAAAAGAAGTAGTAGAAACTATTCGACCGTACAAAGATAAGTTCGTAATCTTTGGTATAAACGACTCTTATAAAATTATTGACTTTCTTGATGAACACTATGCTTGTGATAACAAGTGGTGGGTGGCTTGGGGCCCAGACTTTCGACAGAAGTGCCCAGACCTTTCGTCCTGGACTCAGGATAAAAAATCGTCTGAACAGTTTAATCTTAACTGGACAGCAGGAAAGCATGAGAAAGCATTTAGTCTTGATTCAAACCTTATACACTACGGTAGTAATTCAGGGTATCAAGCACTTAACATAGCTTTTCTTATGGGAGGAAAGAAGTTCATTCTAGTAGGGTACAATATGCAAAAAGTGG